GGCTGTGGTGTGTGAAGAACTTGCCTTCAGTGCACTGCCTCTGCCGTTGCAGAAGCAACTGCTTGAACAAGAGGAAGACCTCAAGGGAATCCTTGATGACGAGGATCTAACGGGTAGCAAGAAGGAGAAGCCAGTCAGGATCTACACCCACGTGATCTGGGCTGATGGTCGTGTCCGCTGGCATCAGGAGGTGAAGGGTCATGAGATCGAAGGCAGTCATGGCTCTTCACCCATGGAGTCCTCTCCTTGGTTGCCACTGCGCATGATCCGACAGGACAGCAGTAGCTATGGCCCTGGTTACATCGAGTCGGCTTGCATCGCTGACCTGCAAACCGCTGAGGCATTGAGCCGTGCGGTCTGTGAAGGCGCACTGATCTCCGCCCAGGTGAAGCATCTGGTCAAGCCCAGTGGTGTCACCAACGCCAAGCAACTGGCCGAAGCACCCAATGGTGCGTTTCTGCCTGGCAACCCTGATGACGTGTTCACCGTTCAAACCCAGAAGGGTGGTGACATGAACGTTGCCATGGCTGCTCTGGCTCGCGTTGAGGCGCGGTTGGCGCAGGCAATGATGCTGGCGGATGTGCGTGACTCTGAGCGCACAACAGCTGAGGAAGTCCGCCTACAGGCGCAGCAGATCGAGAACTCTCTGGGTTCGATCTACGCAATCCTCACGGTTGAGTTCCAGTCGCCGTACATCGCACGGAAACTCGAACTCTTCACCCGCAAGGGTGGGATGACCAAGCTGCCTGAAGGGCTGGTGAGGCCCATGGTCAGTGTTGGCCTTGCTGCTGTTGGTCGCGGTAATGACCTTGAGAAGACTGCACGGTTCATGCAGATCCTGCAGCAGACGCTGGGCCCAGAAGGCATCGCTCAGTACGTGGTGCCTGGCGAGCTGATCAAGCGATTGGCCAGCTCGATGGGCATCAGCCCGCTTGGTCTCGTCAAGACCGAGCAACAACTTGCTGCTGAAGCACAGCAACAGCAGCAGATGGCAATGGCTCAACAAGCAATGGCGGCCGGTATGGCCGACCCACAGAAGTTGGCCAATGCCGCTGCCACCTCTCAGGAGATGGCAAACCCACAACCACCTGAACCGACCGCATGAACGACCAAGCACCTGTGATCTCTACCCCAGAGGCAGCAGCTTCTGGGATGGTTGCCCCTGGGCAGGAGAGCATCCTCGAAGAGTTCATCCAAGAACAGGAAGCTGCTTCCCGTGCTGAGGAGCAGCAAAAGATCCTTGGCAAGTTCAATTCACCAGAGGACCTCGCCAAGGCTTATCAAGAACTGGAGAGAAAACTGGGGCAGGGATCAGCTCCTACCCCAGAGTCTCCCTCAGCAGAACCCAAACAGGCTCCCTCCGGTTATACCGCTGAACAGGCTGCTCAGGTATATGGGCAAGAAGCTGTTGATCTGCTATCTGAGCAGGGCGTTGATCTTGCTGATGTGATGTGGAAGGCCGATAACGGCCAAGACATCAGCAATCACTACGACACCCTTGCTGAGGTGTTCAAGGTGCCACGGCAGGTTGTCGAAAACTACGTGGGAAAGGCGCAGGTCCGACCCTCGGCAGACCCCTCACCTGGCTTGACCGATGCCGACGTGTCTGAGCTGAAGGCCTACGTCGGTGGTGATGAGCAGTTCAATGCTTTGAGCCAATGGGCTGCAGCCAACATGAACCAGCAGGAGTTGGCCAACTACAACGCTGCTGTTGATAGCGGCAACAAGGAAGCCATCCGCTGGGCGCTGACTGCTATGCAGGCACGTGCATCAGGCAAGGCAGAGGTCGCTGAACCCAAGTTGATCGGTGGTGGACAGCCGCCTGTCGTGGCCAAGTTCGAAAGCAAGCAGCAAGTGCTGGATGCCATGAACAAGACCAATGAGCGTGGTCAGCGCCTTTATGACGTGGATGATGCCTACCGTCAGAAGTTCATCTCGTTGCTATCCAACAGCGACGTGTTCTAACTTGCCGGTAGGGATACATCTCACCCCTGCAACGGACCGGCCCCTGCGGGGATAACCGGGAAAGGGAAGGCGGAAGTGAACCCTGCTCACTTTCTCTTTCAAGACAATGGCTGTCACTATCCCCTGGGACGCGGGTCTTTCGCGGACAGGTCAAATCAAGGGCGACGCGGCAACGTGGGGTCCTGGTGCTGCGGGCTTTGACAAAGACCGTGCACTGTTCCTCAAGCTCGGCGCTGCTGAAGTGCTCGATGCTTTCGAGCGCACCACTGTGTTCAAGGGCAAGACCCGTGAGCGCAACATCCGTGGTGGCAAGAGCGTTGCTTTCCCCATCACCGGCAAGATGGGTGCTCGTTATCACGAGCCTGGCAAGGCGATCCTTGGTGACGGCAACATGCCGTCTGACCTGAACGAACGGGTCATCAATCTCGATGGTTTGATGATTGCCGATGTGGCAATCGACAACCTCGATGAGCTGATGACCTACTTCGATGTTCGGTCGATCTATACGACTGAACTGGGTCGCGCTCTGGCATACGAGTACGACAAGCGCGTTGCTCGCATGATCTTTGCGGCAGCAGCTAATGCCACTGAGCCTCTGGCTAAGGACGGCACGGCTTCTCCCAAGGGTCCTGCTGATAACCGGGGTCGCATCGGTGCAACCATCACCCTGGGCGCTGACTACACCGGTGCTGGCGCTACCCGCCAAGCCAAAGGCGATGCCTTGGTTAATGCCATCTTCGACGCTCGCATTGCGATGGAGAAGAAGGATGTGCCGATGGAAGGCACCGTGGCTGTGTTCGGCCCTGATGACTACTACGCCATCACCCAGTCGAGCCGTGCGATCAACACCGACTTCAACGGTGGTGGTGGTTCCAACGGCACCATCGCTGAGGGTCGCACTCTGCGTGTGGCTGGCATCCCCATCATGATGTCCAACCACGTCACCCAGCCTGCTTACACCCTGGTGGCCGGCGATTACAACGCTGACTACGCCCAGGATCTGAGCAAGTGCCACGGTCTGATCTTCAACCGTGATGCTGTTGGTGTGCTGTCTCTGCTGAGCCCCTCTCTGCAGGCCACCTCTGGTGACTGGAACATCAGCCATCAGGCCACCCTGCTGGTTGCTCGTCAGGCACTGGGTATGGGCATCCTCCGCGCTGAGAGTGCGGTTCGGGTTGTCACTGCCTGATCCAGACTGGTTCTGGAATGTTCGATGGGGCTGGGAGCGATCCTGGCCCCTTTTCTTTTGCCCTCATACCATTGGTCTGCACAGGTGCAGTAGTGGTATGGGTCTTGCGAATCAGGGGATAACGCCTGGCAGGACAACCCTGCTGGAGGCCATCAACGTTCTGCTGGAGAACATCGGCGAGCAGCCGGTGGACGCCTTCGAGAAGGAACAGATCCAGGACGCACGGATCGCTGAGCACACGATCCTTGAGCTGCACCGCGAAGGACAGCTGCGGGCATGGAGCTGGAACAGTGAGGAGTTCTATCCGTTCGAGAAGGACCAGGCCACAAAGGAGATCGTGGTGCCGGCCAATGTGGTGCGGTTCACGGTGGATCCGTACTTCTATGACGGTCGGTTCATCCTTCGTGGGCAGAAGGTCTACGACAAGCTGAATCGCACCACCAAACTGCCTGATGACATCAAGGAGATCCACGCCAATGTGGTGTGGTTATTGACTTGGGACGAGTCACCAGAAGCATTTAACCGGTACACCACGATCCGTGCAGCACGGGTGTTTGCTGCTCGCGTGATGGGTTCTGACTCGATCGTGAAGTACACCGCTGCGGATGAGCAAGCAGCGCTGACTGAGTTGATGCGTGTGGAGCTGGATCAATCCCAGCCCAATGCACTGACAGGTGGTCGGGGCCTTGGTCCGATGCCTACCTACCAACCAGGCATGGGTCTGCTGCGTGGTGTCTACGGAGGTGTGGTCATTGGCTGAGCTGTATAGCTACACGATCCCCAATCTGATTCAAGGCATCAGCCAGCAACCGGATGCACAACGCGATCCGAGTCAGGCTGAGATCCAGATCAATGGGATGTCCTCCATCGCGGAGGGATTGAGGAAGCGGGACAGCACGCACACGCTGGCCAAGGTGAGCAGTGCACCGTTTGGTGATGCGTTCATCCATACGATCCTGCGTGATAACACCGAGGAGTATCTGGCGGTCATCACCAAGACCTCGATCCGGGTGTTTGATCTGCAGGGTAATGAGAAGACCGTTAATGCCCCTGGTGGGTATGGCTATCTGTCTTCAGTGACGGATGCCAGGCAGCAGATCCGTGCTGTGACGGTGGCTGATTACACCTTCATCTTGAACACCAACAAGGTGACAGCGATGGACCCGGCATTGTCGCCGGAGACAGCACGGCCATCAGCGCATGAGTGTTTGATCTGGGTGAAAGCGGCCAACTATGGTCAGACCTATAAGGTCAACGTCAACGGAACTGAAGCCACGGTGACCACGGCTGTGGCGCCAGTGGTCAGTAACGGCACCACAGTTACTGAGAACCGGATCAGCTCAGCTGAGATTGCAGAGCAGATCAAGACAGCACTTGGCACCTTGACTGGGGTGACGATCACCCGTGAGGGTTCCGTGCTTTGGGTGCAGTCTGCCAACCCGATCACGGTGTCAGCGACTGATGCCAGGGCCAATGCTGACATCACGGCAATTCTGGGCAAGGCGCAGGCTTTCACTGATCTACCAACGATTGGTCCAAAGGGTTATGCGGTTGAGATCTCCGGTGATCCGGGGAACAACTTCGATAACTACTACGTGGAGTTCCGTCCCAATAGCGGGACGTTTGGTGAGGGTGTCTGGGCTGAGATCGTCAGTCCTGGTGTCGAGTACAAGATCGACAAGAGCACCATGCCGCACATCCTGGTGCGGTTACCGAATGGGGAGTTCTACTTCGGCCCAGCAGATGGCAGCACCCAAGGCGGTGTTGACATGCCTGCTTGGGGTCATCGAGTTACTGGTGACTACGAGACCGCGCCTGACCCGAGCTTCATTGGTTTTGCCATCAACGATGTAGCGATTTACAAGAACCGGCTGGTCTTCCTTGCTGACGAGAACGTCATCCTCAGTCGGACCAGGGAGTTCTTTGAGTTCTTCCCTGCAACGGTCACGACAGTTCTGGATACTGATCCTATTGATGTTGTGGCTAGCAATAACCGGGTATCCGTTCTCCGGTATGCAGTGCCGTATCAGGATGAGTTGATCCTGTTCAGCTCGCAGTATCAGTTCCGCTTCAACGCAGCGGAGACGGTGCTGACACCAGCGACAGCGCAGATCACGGTGCTGACGCAGTTCGAGATTGATACCAACGTCAGGCCACAACAGGCTGGCGGCGGGATCATCTTCTGTCAGGAGAACGGGCAGTGGAGTCAGTTCCGTGAGTTCAGTGTCCGTGGTGCGGGAACTGCGCTGACTGCTGATGCACAGGATCTGACGGGGTATGTCTCGGCTTACATCCCTGACGAGGTGTTCAAGGTCACGGTGAATGACACAGGCAACAGCCTGTATGTCATCAGCGGGAAGGACGGATACAAGGATCGGATCTATGTGTACAAGTGGTTCTTCCGTAATACCGGTGGTGGTGCGGAGAGGGCGCAGTCCAGCTGGAGCCACTGGCAGTTCAACGGCGCCGATGAGGTGCTGCAGATTGTTTGCATCCGTGAGGCGCTGTACTGCTTAATGCGGTACGGCAATGACATCTTCCTTGAGGTCATCCCTGTGATGGACCGGATGGGTGAGGTGCTGGGCACGCCCTATCCGTTGCTGTTGGATCGGAGGGTGAGCACGACTGCTGCGACCTCTGCTGCGATGCGTGTTGCCAGGGGCACGTATGACCCGGTTACCAGGAAGACCACCTGGACGTTGCCGTATGAGGTGAAGGCCAAGACCCAGGCATGGAGTAGCTACACGGCTGGGCCGGCCACGTACAACGGCGGTGTGTTGCTGGGTGAGGCCAGCACTGGCAACACCATCACGGCCAGGGGTGACTGGAGCCAAGCGGATGTGTTCTTTGGTGAGCTGTATGAGTTCCGTTATCGCTTCACTCGTTTCCGTTTGATGCGTGAGATCGGTGGCGGCAAGGCAGCGGTGAACATGATGCGCACCCAGGTCAGGCAGGCCAAGCTCCGATACCACGAGTCAGGGTTCTTCCAGGTGAAGGTGATGCCTGAGCATCGGGTGCCTGGGCTCTACACGTTTGATGGAACGGTGAGTGCTGTTCGCAATGCCCGGATTGGGCAGGTGGGTGGCACGTATCAGCCGGATACCGCGAGGTACTTCGAGGGTGTGTTCAACATCCCGATCCTGAGTCGCGGTAGTCAATGCCTGGTGGAGATCCTCAATGACTCCCCACACCCCTGCAAGTTCAGCACCTGTGAATGGATGGCCTTACTGACTGGTCGTGCGAGGTCCCTGCAATGAGGTGGGCGGATCCACAGGAGGGCCTCGTCTACTACGTGGCTGCGAACATCAGACGAGAGGACGAGCGTGAGGTGTGGTTAAGTCACCACATCCCAGGCCCTGAGGCGGTTGTCGAGAGCTGGCAGCAGAGCGATCTCTGCCGTTGCATCGTCACCAATGACGGTGAGCCAGTGGGTGTGACGGGTGTTGTTGGTGATCGGATCTGGTTGCTTGGCACTGAAGAGCTGACAGCAACACGGTCAAGAAGATTGCAGCTGTGCAGAGAAGGGCGAGGATGGGTTGAGCATTGTTTGAAACGAGTGGGCGGTCCCATAGGGAACGACGTGTATTACTCCAACCAAGCGTCGATCCGCTGGTTGAAGCACTTGGGGTTCACGGTTGAGCAGCCGAGGCCGTTTGGTTCAAGCGGTGCCTTGTTCTGCAATTTCTGGAGGGCAGCCTGATGGTCGTTATTGATCCGATCTCACTGGCCTTTGGTGCGGTATCCACAGGGTTGAACCTGATGGGTGCCAGCGCCAGCAACAAGGCTGCTCAACAGGACTACCTGAACCAGACGGCGTTCCAGAAAGCGAACAGTCAATTCGCGTCTTGGCAGGCTGGGTTCAACGCCAAGATCAACGACGCCAACAACCAATACAAGTATTGGCAGGAGACTGTTAATTACAACCAGAACCTGGCGTACACGAAGGCGCTCAGGAACGTTGAACTGCTGAAGGGCATCCGGCAGGCAGAGGTGGTGCGTGACACCCGCGCCGCTGCTGGTGCCAGCTATGTGCAGGACAGCGAGGCGATTACTGCTGCCTATGGCGAGGCCTCAATGCAGGAGGCAGTAGCGATGCAGCAGTACCAGTGGCGATCACTGCAGGCGCGGTCATCGGTGCAGGCAATGAACATGGAGGGCAACAGCGTTGATCGTTTGGTCAATGACTACGCCCGGCAAGAGGGTGACTACGCGACGCTGCAGGAGATCAACAAGGGAATCAGGAGTCGGCAGTTCAGTCGAACGCAATCAGCGCGAGTGGCGCAGTACCTGAGTCAATACAACAGTCAGCAGTTCTACGAAGAGCAGCCGTACATGGAACCGCTGCCACCGTTTGCACCGCTGCCGACGTTGATCACACCGCCTGGTCCAACGATGACAGGTGCTGGGCCGAGCAGTGCTGCTGCTGGATTGAACATCGCCACTGGATTGCTTGGTGGTGTTCAGTCGGTGTTCTCCATGCAGAACACGTTGAACAGCCTGAAGACACCGAGCAGTTCTTCAGGTGCTGGCACACCGAAGGGGAGTTAATCAATGGCACAACGTCTTCCATTTGGTGAGGTCAGCCCTGGCGCTAAGCCGCTGGGTGCTTTCGTTTCACCGGCTCAGATCCAAACTGCAGGTGCTGCACGCCCTGCACTGCTTGATTCCCCGAGTGGGGTTGTCCAACTGCAGCAAGGCAGTGGTGGCAGTGTTCAGGGGTATAACCAGTTTCAACAGGTAGCGACAGCGCTGGCACCGTTCAGCAAGACGCTGTTGAGCCTGACTGAGACGGGGATTGTTTCGTATGTCAGTGGTCAGATTGAGTCTGGTTACTACGACGAGCTGAAGAACCAGTCAGCCAAGGCGGCGCTGGGTATGCAGCTGCAGCAAGAGCAGGGTGCGATCAATGCCGCGACCACGGTTAGCCAGCTGCAGAAGAGGGATCCAGTTGCTGCGCAGTTACTGCAGGACAGCAACCCTTGGAAGCTGATTGGTCGCCGTCGTGCTGCAGCGCAGCTGGCGGGGCAGAGCATCGACAACGCGCTGTCTTCTGACCTCATCAATAACCAAGGTCAGCTGGCCGCCATGCAGCCGGGCAGCCCTGCCTTGATGCAGCGCAAGGCTCAGATCACCCAGGAGGTGATGAGCAAGTACGGGCTGACGGGCGATGAGCTTGAAGCTCAGTTCTATACGGTGCCCAAGCTCAACCAAGCGTGGGACAAGTACAGCGAGAAACAGCAAACGCTGTATGCGCAGACGGTTAAGCAGAACACCATCGACATGGGCGTTGCGTCCATGGGTGCGTTGCTGCAGGGCTATGCACAGAACGGCATCCCGTTTAACGGTGAGATCATCCGACTAGGTGATCCACGGTTTGCGCAGTTGGGTGGCCTGCTGATGACGGCAGAGCTTGATCGCACGCTGTCGATGGTTGGTGGCACCGATCGATCAGAAGCAGTGAAGGCACTGCAGACGCAGCTGTATGGCACGTATGGCCAGGTGCCTGGGCTGCGTGATGTGCTGACCTTTGTGCAGGGCGGCAATCCTGGTGACAAGAGCCGTCCGACATGGGGTGCCAGCAATCCGCTGGGTGCTGTTGAGCTGACCAACCGTGGTAATGACGCACGGCTGAAGGCGTATGAGAACGAGCAGCAGGGGATTGAGAACGAGCTAGATGGGTTGTGGAACCAGGCTGGGATGCCTGGCTCAATGCTTCCCACTGATCCGGCGTATGCCGGTGCATTGCTGGAGTTCCGCAACCAGGCAGCAGCCAAGGGCTATCGAGATCTCGATGGCTACATGGGCGGGAAGATGAAGGATCGCAGCACGTTTGCTGCTGAGGCCTATGCCGCTGATCCAATTCAGGAGGACATCCTGCGTGATCAGATCAATGACCTGACGATCACTGAGCTGCGCAGTCCTGGTGCTGTGCAGGCCTTGCGTGAACAGGTCAGGAGCATTGCTGCTGGTCAGCCCACTCGGCAGCTGCAGGAGGCAAAGCTCAAGGAGTTACGTGGTCTGCTGGATGAGAAGGTCAAGCAGGCGGAGGCCTTCACTCCTGGCATCCAGAAGGGGATTGATAGCGCTGTTCAGCAGGACCTGAAGGCTGGCCCTGTCGCCAAGTTGCTGGCGAAGAAGGGAGAGCAGAGCGCTTTCCTTGCTGCAATCCAGGGTGGGCAGAGTGCTGCTGGTGCTGCTGGTGCTGCTGATGCCAGGGCTGGTGCTTTCGCTAGCAGGGTGGAGGACCTGTACGTCCGTGCGTTCGAGACCAAGCTGGGCGAGTGGCAGGCCAAGAACCCTGGCCAACCACTGACACCTGCTACCAAGAACGTCCTGCTGAATCAGGCCGTCACCGAGGTACGCAAGGGGCAGGAATACAAGGATGCCTATAAGCAAGCCACGGGGTTGAACCCTGGTGAGGTGGGTGCCAAGAAGGTTGGTGCTGCGGAGGTTGGCACTGAGCCCAGCGAGAAGGTGCGCGGTGTTCCGAAGTCTGCTGCTGGTCAGCTGTCAGATACAGCAGCACAACGCTTCCGTGTACAGCCCGTGATGGAGGGGCAGTGGTTACGCGAGGAGTTGGTGAATGTGGGTAAGGGCAAGCCGGTGAGTGCTGAGCTGTATCGCTTGGCCAATCGCGCCAAGACCAGCACCAACAAGTTCCTGCTTGAGCAGCTGCGTTTCTACCCACAGCTGGATCCACGAGGTGGGATCAGGCAATACCTGCAGAAGGAGGTGGAGAAGCAGCGGCAAGGTCAGCAGGTATCGAGTGCCAATTACCAGGCTGTGATCGGTCAGGCGCCGTTCAACCCAATGGCACCTGGCAGCTGGCTGATGAACATGCTCACGCCACCAGCTGCAGCAGCAACATTGCCTCCCAGCTATCAGCGCTTTGCTGATGAGAAGCCTGGCCGTGTTTCCACGATTGCTGGTGACAAGGGTGGGTTGGCTGCCACTGTCTCTGCTGGCGAGGGTGGATGGAACAGCGTCAACTACGGCACCACTGGTTCTGCCAGCCAGATGCGGTTGACCAGCATGACCATCAAGCAGGTGGAGGCGCTGCAATCCAAGGGCAAGGTGTTCGCCGTTGGTGCTTATCAGTTCACCCCTGGTGTGCTGGCAAGGGCACGTCGTGACGCCGGGCTGACAGGCAATGAGGTGATGACACCTGATGTGCAGACCAAGTTGTTCTGGGGTCTGGCATTGGGTGGCAAGCGTGAGCGGCTTGCTGCCTATCTACGCGGCGAGAGCAACGACCTGACCGGTGCACACCAGGACTTGTCCATGGAGTGGGCTGGGGTCGCTGGCCCTAATGGCCGTGGCTACTACGACGGCGACAAGGCCGGGAACCGTGCATCTGTTGGTGCTGCTCGCGTGAGACAAGCACTGATCGCTGCTCGCAAACAACTATCAGGACGCTGACCCATGCCGAAGTTCGATCTCCCACCTGAAGTCGATAGCTACGAACCCACGTGGTCACCGCCTAAGACGCCACCAAAGATGGGTGCGGGTGAGGCACGGGCTGCTGGTAACCAGCGCATTGAGAACGCTGCTGGTTCTGTGCCTGTTGTTGGCCCTGTCCTGAAGGGTCTGACGCAGTTCGCCAATGTCCTGGCCAGCCCTGACACCAAGATGGGCATCTTCACTGGCCCGGTGAATGGCATCAGCAAGCTGGGTAATGCTGTTGGTGATCTGGTCCAGGGCAAGCCGATTGATGTATCGGATGCTTGGACGATCAGCGATCAAAACGCACGTCGCCTGAACCCCTGGCGTGCTGGGGTGGGGCAGTACGTGGGGCCATCAGACCAGGCAGGTCTGGAGGTTGGCGAGGGGATAGGTGCTGAGCTGGTGGGTATCGGAATCCTTGGCCGACTGCAGAACATCCGCCGACTGCAACAAGCAGCGCAAGCGTTGAAGAAGACGCAGGCCGTCAAGAGTGCAGCTGTTGCAGCGAAGGTGAACCCAACACTGCGTGCTGGTCTGAACGCTGGGAAGAACGTTGGCGAGGCACTGGTCAGCACCACGCTTGCTGTTCCGTTCCTCGATGCACAGGACGGCAACCTGGCGAACCTGGGTGACGCCTTTGGCCTGAAGCTGCCGGGTCGTGTTGAGCCTGGCGATAACTACCTGCAGGCCCTGGGCAAGTCGCTTGGTGTTGAGGGTCTAGCTGCACCGCTTGCATTGATTGGTGCTGGTGCATTGATCAAACCCATCCGTGAAGGGATGGCCACCGGTGGGTTGGGTTGGTTAGACGAGCTGGCTGATGCAGAGCTGGCGCCGTACATGCCGCAGGCACCTGCTGGTCCTGCACTGCCACCGGCTGCAGCTGCTGATCTGGTGGATAACGGCAGCAAGTCACTGCCTGCCTTTGGTCAGACGGGCTTTGACTACGGCCGGCTGGAAGCACCAGCTGCGCAGTACGACTCAGCAATCAGCCGTTCACTGCAAGAGCAGACGCAGATCAAGCAGGTCGAGCAGCAACGCCAACGCCTGGAAGGCATGGGTCTGGTGCAGCGTGGTGAAGGTGGCCAGCTGGAGTTCAGCCTTGATGCTGGTGTTGACCCTGAGATCAGGCTGCAGGTCAGACAGCTGCAGACGCAGCGTGGTCAGCTGATCAAACAAGCCACCGAGAGCGGACAGGACGTTGGTCAGGAGCTGGCGAACATCGACCAGCAGATCGGTGATCTGATCCAAAGCGGCAGGGCACAGGATGCGATGGATGCACGGCCACCGGTGCAGCCGGAGCTGGACATGCCTGATGGCCGGCCGGAGTTAGACACCTACCTGGCCAACCTGGATGAGCTGAGTGATGCAGAGATCCGTCAGATCCATAGCCGTGTCTGGCGTGAGGATGCTGATGCACGGATGGTGCAGGAACAGGAAGCTGTTCAGCAGCAGGTTGCAGCAGCACAGCAGCAGATCGAGCAGATCAATGCACGCCGTGATGCTGGTGAGATCACAGATACCGGTGCCAAGCGTCTGCTGACCAAAGCAGAGAAGGCACTGACTGATGCAGAGCTAGCGCTGCGTGGCATTGAATCCCGTGCACGGGTGCCTGAATCACTGGTTGGTGATCAGCTGCAGCTGCGCATTGAACAGCAGGGTCAGCTTGATCTGCTGCCTGCGGTGAAGCTGCCACCGTTCAAGGAGATCACCAGCACTGCGAGCGAGTTCGGCTACCGGACAGCGGATGACTACCGCAACGCACTGACGGGGTGGACACGTGATCAGCTGCGTCGCTTGGCCATGCCTGAATCGAGCCCTGAGGTGGCAGCACTGGTGAAGGCACGCACTGGCCGGCGGGTATGGCAAGCCAAGAAGCAGGACATCATTGATGCACTGGTTGAGATCAGCGAGCAGCGCGGTCGCTACCTGCCACCAGAGCCAGAGCAGTTGGCGATGCAGCTGAAGGCCAATGACTTCGGTGACTCAGCACCACTGTTTGACCGACCGGCGGAACTGGATGTGCCTGGCATGGGCAAGGTGCTTGATGCCGATGGCAATGAGGTGGTGGTTCCTCTTGAGGACTATGCCCCTCGTGGCATGGATGCCAACACCCGTGAGCGTCTGAAGGCTCAGATCCTGCAGAAGGCCATCGCTAACGGTGAGGTACAGGCACCCTTCAGCCCACTGCCCAACCGTCCTGTCACCAAGTTTGAGCAGAGTTCATTCATTGGTGAGCTGCTGGCTGATGAAAGTGGTCAGCTGCCGTTGGCGTATGCCACCGATGCCATGCCCACCTACAAGGCTGGCGGCAAGAACGTTGACTCCCTGGTGGAGGAGATGCGTCTGCGGTTTGAGTACCAGGTGCTGGATGCTGAAGCGCAGCGTGCTCAGCGTCAGGCCTACATGGCGGCGCATGGGTGGGACAAGCTGACGTGGGAAGAGCGGAAGCAGTTGGGTGTATTGGGTGAGGGGTTCTATTCCCTGGCTCCTTACAGCGAGCGCTTCCGTGACCCAACACCTGCTGCGCGTTCTGATCTGACGCCGGCGCAGCTGGACAAGATGGCTGCCGGTGCCAAGGCAACACAGGAAGCGAAGGCTGCAACACCTCCTCGTGAGCCAGCGGTGTATGCGCTGAAGTTCGACAACGGCAATCCCGTGGTGGTGAACGAAGCAGCTATTCCAAAGCCCAGCAGGGAGCAGGCCGCGGCAGCCAAGAAGGCCAAGCGTGCTGAGTACAACGCTGAGCGTGAACGTGCAAAGCGTTCCAACACCGTCTTGGATAAGGAGACGGCCGATCTCCTCAAACAACGGGATCAGATCCTTCGCCAACAACAAGGAGCTAAGTGCTAATGGCTAGCTGCAACGACCTCAACCAACAGCTCAAAGAGATTGATGATCGCCTTGCAGCTATCGAGTCCGCCAAGCGCGGGCTTGAAGCACGGGTTGATTTGGCTGATGAGACCGCCAGTAGCAAGCCAAAGATCTTGCGCACCTGGGATGGCAAGAAGGTCGGTGTTGATTCACAGGAGTGGATCAAACAGGTCGAGCTTGATGCTGTGCGCATGGGTGATGAACAGGTCAGGCAGCTGGTCCGTTCATCGTTTGATCAGAAGAGCAAGCCTGCTGGTCGCACTGGCCGGATGCTCAATTACTCCCAGCTGGAGCCAGATAAGGACAACCTTGCCACCTTGCTTGAGGTGATGGGTGAGACCCGTGTTGCTACCAAGAAGGGTCAAGAGCTGAAGCAGGTGTGGACTGCTGAGGTGGCCAGCAAGGAACTGCAGATCCTCGCTGCACGCTCAGGTGGTGACCCAGCTGAGATTGCAAAGCAACTGGGCAACAGGACCAGAGGACTGAAGAAGCTACCGGCCACGGTGTACATGGTGGCCAAGGCCAAGTGGGATAGCGCCAGTCAGTACGCCGACGCCTTGGATGAGATGGCTGATGCCATCGAGCAGGGCATTGCATCTGATGCACTGAAAGCCCAGGCCGCAAACGTGGCGCAATGGGCGTATGTGTTTGAGCAGCTGGATGCCTTTGTTGGACGGAAGGTTGGCCAGGCACTGGTGACCCGTCAGTTCAAACAGGACTTTGACCTCTCCTTGGTGGACATCGGTAAGGACGCTGAGTTCCTCACGTTGGAGAAGGTGAAGGGCAACTCACTGGTTGCCGACATGCTGAAGCTGACAGCTGAGGGCAATGCCTCTGAGCTGCGTAAGCGTGCAGCAGCGAAGCGCCTCAACCAAACCGTTGGAGGTGGTGTGAATGAAGGCGGCTTCATGGCTGACCTCAGGCTGCTCAACACCTTCCGTCGCGCCAACCTGCTGTCCTCTGTAGCCAGCTGGGCTGTTCGTAACCCACTGTCTGGTGCGCTGGTGCAAGCCACCTACATGGCTGAAGACACCGTGTCTGGTGTGATCAGGACCATGAACAAGAACGCCCTCAAGCCAGGGATGTTCGATGGCCTGCAGGCTTCTGCTCATGCCTGGCGACAGTTCAACTCAGCATGGGGCATGGCATGGGGCAATGCTTCTGAGTCCTTCCGTACTGGGAAGGGAACGATGGGGGATGAGAACCTCAAGTTCGTTGATCAGAAGAACCTGTTCGAGGATCCCAAGTCCCTGATCAACAACACATTCGAGAAGTTCAAGACTGATCCCGCTTCTCTGGCCAATCCGATCAACATGTTCAACGCCATGAACGCTGCTGTCTGGCAGGTGTTCGGGCAGGTGGGCGAGAGGTTCGGTACGGATGCTGGCTATGGCCTGCCCTTCCGTCTGTTGAACATGGGTGATGAGTTCATCAGGACTCAGGCCTATGTGTGGAAGACCAACCATGAGGCGTTCCTCCGTGCGTCAGAGGAGGGACGTGCTGCTGGCAAGTCCATCGAATGGATCCAGGACAGGGCTGATGAACTGGCCGAGGGCCTGATCTTCGATGGCATCTACACCGACGACATGCTTGCGGCGTATCGCAGGAAGCGGAACGCGGAGTACGGAATCCCTGTTGGTGATGAGCTATCGGATGATGAGCTGCGGGCAATGTTGTACGACCAGTACAAGAACGCCCCGAACAAGAACAGTGAGCTAGGTGCCATTGGTTATGAGCGTGGTGAGAACGTCACGTTCACGAGGCCCTTCGATAACCAGGTCATGGCTGGTCTGAACATGACCCGTCAGAACCCAGTTGTGGGTTGGTTGGTGCCGTTCTTCAAGGTGCCAATGAATGGCATCGGCTGGGTGTTGAACCGTGAGGCATTGATCCAGATGCCACGTCAGCTGCTGATGGAAGGACGGCAGGCCTTTGCCAAGAACAAGCCATTCACCATGGAGGAGATGGCTGATGCCCGTGCTCGCACGCTGGTGTCGATGGCGATTGCTGGCATCACCCATGCACTGTGGGAGTCAGGTGTCTTCACTGATGGTGGCAGCAACGACCCACGGCAGCGTGATCGTGAGCGTCGGGTGGCACCGTCCTATAGCTTCAGCTTGGCTGGCACGATGCTTGGTGCTGCCAAGTTCCGTGGCAGTGGCATTGATGTCATTGACCTGATGGGTCTGCACGCTGATGTGCTGCGTGCCTGGCATGACGGGTTGATCGGCAACAACGATGCCGGCATGGCCATTGGCAAGATCATGCTGGCCCACGGTGAACTGCTGAAGAACAAGGCAGCACTGAAGAACATCAGTGATGTAATGAACTGGGCGCAGGACCCATCGCGTTACGACCTAGGTCGGCTGGTTGGTTCACAGATGGGTGGCTTGATGCCAGTCAGTGGATTCCTCAGCAACCTGACCCGTTCGGTGTCTGACCCTGAGGAAATGCAGGCACCACGTCGGGCGATGACGCCTGATGAGATGGCAGCACTGAAGAAGGATCCGTTGTGGAACCTGATCTCTGCACCGTTTGAACTGTTGGGTCAGGCCTTCGCTTCAGCCCATGCCAACTACCCAGGTATCGGGATGGCAGTGCCACGCGAGAAGGACTGGTTGGGCAACACCATCCAGCGACCGCTTGGCCTGCCGTTGGACATGACCATCCCCTTCATGCCTGTGATCAAGCCTGATGACTGGCTCTACAAGGAGCTGGCCAAGCATGGCTTCGGTGACAAGCCCAGACCCGATGGCAAGGTGTCGATGGGTGGCGTGCAACTGCAGATGACCACCGAGGAGGAGGGCTACTACCGCGATCAGATGCGCACCATTCGAGGGGTGGAACCACCAGCATCCTCTGGCCGGTTGCTGGACATCACGCAGTACGTGGAAGGCAATGACATGCAGGGTGCATTGCGTGCGCTGTTCCGTGACCCGGACTACCAGGCACTGCTGAATAACCCTGGTGGATCAGTCAGCCCCAGTTTGAAGGTGCAGCCTGGTAAGTCGCTGAACGATCGGAAGCAGTCCGCTGGCGGGGACATCTACGCCCCGATCGACGACATCATCAACTACTACGACGACCAAGCGATCAAGGCTTTACTGCTGAACAACAGCATGGGATTCGCTGAGCGGTTCAAGCAGGTGGTTCAACAGAAACAGGGCAGCCTTGAGCAGTACGTGGAAACGATGTCCCCATTGGGAGTGGGCCGCCTGTAGCAAGACCGATAACGTAAGGGGTGCACAGGTGCAAGCCATTACATGGCCATACCAACCCCTTACTCATACCGGCAATACACAGGGGACGGGGTTGCGAAGAACTTCTCCGTTCCCTTCCCATATCTGCAACGGGTTCACGTTCACGTCTACCTGGACGGGAAGGAGCTGAAGGATGGGACTGACTACAACTGGACCAGCGGTACGCAGATTCAGCTGACCGTTGCACCCCAGGCCCCGGTAGCAGGGACCACACCCAAGCCAGCTGAGGTGTTGACCGTCAGGCGCATCACGCCAGAAGACGATCAGATCGTTCAGTGGAGGGATGGCAGCTACATCATTGCGGATGATCTGAATGAATCAGACAAGCAGTGGCTGTATCTGATTCAGGAACACCACGACAATCTGGTGTTGCTGCTCAATGGGCAGTGGACGGTGCCAGGTGGTGGCAGCCCTGCGACCAGCCTGGCGTTCTGGAACAAGCTGCCCCGTAACAAGGATCCAAACAAGGGCACAGCAACAGAGATTGCCCAGACCATCGACAAGCTGGACCAGCTGCTGGGTGACTGGCCGAAGGATGGCAAGGACAAGTTCATCGCCACCACCGATGCGATCAGTGCTCGGCTTGATCCGTATGTGCAGGACGGCACCCCTACTGCTTACGGCCTGCCGCAGAAGGAACAGAGCGGTAAGCAGTGGTTCGATACCGATGATCTGGTCCAACGGTTCTGGGATGCAGACGCTGGCGCTTGGGTAACGCTGGCGAATACCGGACCACAGGGACCTGCTGGTGGCCCTGGCCCTGCGGGGCCTGCTGGTCCTGCCGGTCCGATTGGTCCACAAGGGCCGATTGGTCCACCGGGTAGTGGTGCAGACCTTGTGTTTGCGTCCAACGCCCCGATCACGGTGACGACTGTGGGCACTGCTCCGCGCACTGTGACCTATGGCTTTGACATGACTCCTCTCGCCACTCTTCCCTAAGAACCATGCCTGTACAGAACACTGACCTGATGGTCATTCAGCAGGGCACCACGGCCTACAAGGTCAGTGCTCAAACGCTGAAAGCCTTTTTCCAGAACGGCGTCACCCTCAACCCCGCCACTGCGGCTGTGTTGGGTGGCATCAAGGTTGGCACCAACCTGACGGTGACAGCTGATGGCACGTTGTCAGCCAATGTCACCGGTGCTCTCACCTACAAGGGCACTGCCAACCTGACGGCTGCACCGGGCACTGGTGTCACCACTGGCCTGGCTGTTGGTCACCTGTATGTGAGCACCACCGCTGGTGCGATTGATGCTGGCTGGACTGGCATTGGTGGCCGGACAGCAGCTGTTGGTGAGATGGTCCTATGGGATGGGACCAAGTGGGACATCGTTGGCGCTGGTGCCAGCACTGGTGTCACCACTGTCACCGGCACTGCACCGGTCACGATTGGTGGTACGGCAACAGCGCCGGATGTGCGGGTTGCTGATGCTGTGGCATCCACCGCTGGTGCTGGTGGTTCGGCCGGTCTGATCACGGCAGTGCAGCTGGAGAAACTGAACGGCATTGCCTCGGGTGCGCAGCCTGGCACCGTCACCAACGTCTCCGGTACTGCGCCAATCCAGGTGGCGACCGGCACCAGCACTCCGGTGATCAGCGTGCAGGACGCCAGCACCACGGTGAAGGGTGTGGTGCAACTGGCTGATGCAGCTGCAGTCACAGCTGGTACTGCTGGTCTGGTGGTTACTGCTGACCAGCTGAAGCTCACCAACGATGCGATTGCTACTGCTGCTGGTGGTGGCATCACTGGCATCAGTGGTACGGCACCGATCACGATCACGGGTCCCAACACCGCAAAGGTAGTTGCTGTTGCTGATGCACTGACCACAGCCAAGGGTGTGGTGCAGCTGGCCACCAACACAGAGACCGCTTACGACGTTGCTGCACCGCTGGCAACCAAGGCGGTGACGCCTTCTGGGTTGCAGGCGAACTACATGCCGAAGGACATCTCCAAACTCACCCTGCTGCCCTGATCATGAGCAAGCTACAGAACACTGATGTCTTCGCTGTCACGCGAGGGACGAACACATACAAGGTGAGCTTTGGCGACATCGTTGCCGGGTCTCAGGCTGGCAGCAGCACTGCCCCCGCTGCGCCCACCGCCGGGCAGGTGTGGGTGGATAGCAGCACCAGCCCGAGCACCATCAAGGTGTGGAACGGCACTACCTGGGTGTCGCAGGTTGGCACCACGGTGACCAGCGCCATGGCACCGACCACCCCGGCGACGGGTCAGATCTGGATTGATACCAGCGCAACCCCCAGTGTCACCAAGATCTGGGATGGCACGGCATGGGTGACAGCTACACCTGATGGATCGGCGGCTGCGGCGATTGCCAACGATGCGAAGTATGCGACGAAGGCAGAGCTACAGGCTGAAGATCTGTGGGACAGGGTTGGCAATGAACTCCGTCCCAAAAACGCTGGTGATCTTGTTGCCCGCACTGTACTGCCTGCTGCATCAACTTCTGCCCAGGGTGCTGTGCAGATGGCTGACGCCGCTGCGGTTGCAGCTAGCACTGCAGGGCGTGCTGTTGATGCTGCTCAACTGCGGTCAGTCTTGCTTTACAACAGACGCCCCGCATTGCATCGAGGTTCACTGTTCAGCAAGACAGGAGCCAATGCCATCAGCATTGCAGCAGGTGCGGTGTTAAACGGTCGGCTTTATTCGACAGCTACGGCAGTGACGATGCCTGGCACGCACACAAACAATGCTGACTATGCAATTTGGCAGCACCCCACAACAGGCGCACTTGCCGCTGATGCGAGTTTTGTCACACCTCCCGCCGTGGCGGCTGGCGGCAGCATTGTCGGCGGGTATCACTACATCCCTGCTGGCAGGCCAACTGGCTTCAACGGCGGCGCGCCAACAGCTGCAGCGGAGATTCTTGAGTTCAGCATTTGGGATTTGACATGGCGGCCGAGCTGCCCAGATCCACGCGCAATGGCGTGTATCGAAGGTGGATTTTGGATTGACCTGTATCTGCTTGGTGCGACCAGCTATGCCAGTAACAGTTTCAGCGCAGTTCCCAGCAGCCGCATTGGCTTGACGATTGCTGATGGCTCCAGCCCGCCATTGATCCCAGCGCAATATGGCGGCAATGGGACGACGGCCTATGCCGATGGCAAGTGGTATGTCTTTAGTGAAGTGGCGCGGAGTTTTGGCAAGCGGTTGCCGACTTACGACGAGTTCAGTGCAGCGGCCTATGGCGCGCCAGAGCAAACCAGCCGTGGCACCGATCCAGGAACTGTTCAATGGGAGCGCATCAGCAAGTTTGGTTTGGCACAGGCCACGGGGACGCTGTGGGTATGGGGCCAAGAAACTTGCACCACGACGCAACCATCAGCGTGGACAACAGGCACAGAGACAGCTGGTCGTGGTCAGGTGTATGGATCTGAAACCCGCGCCGTCATCCTCGGGGGCTCCTGGAGCTTTTCTTCCTAAGA